AATGATTCGAGCAGACTTGGACATTTGAATTAGTTTCTTACCTTTATCTTTTGCTGCATCATCAGCTTTCTTTTGACGAGCCTGAATAGAGTTATTGTAATTTGGTTGATCCATAGGTTTAAATGATTCTATTTCTTCTTTAGCAAATTGTGATAACGGCTTACTTTTTTGAAATCTATCACTCAACGTGCCATTTTTAATAGCTTTGGCATGAGCATCACGAATAAACTGATGAGCCTTGTCCTTATTATCAAATGTACCACTTGATGAGTGTGCCAATTTTGCGGCAGAATGATGAGCGTGATATTCTCCGCTTGGCTGCTTAGTGATGAGACCAATTTCTTTTCCTGAACTTGGATGAACCACAGAATTTGTGGTTAGGTTTGACAGATTACCTATATGTGATCTCGACTTTGCACTTGTTGGTTCAATATTTGCTTCATATACTACTTCAACTTCTTCGTTTTTAATTGGTGCATCTGGTGCATGTTTCTTTTTCAAATACTTGTCAACCTTACGAGCATATTCGTCTTTCACTTCCTCTTTTTGTACAGGCTTTTGTTCTGGTGGTTTCTTATTCAACAATTCGTTACCTAAACGCTCTTCACGTTCACGCTTTTCTTTGGCTTGTTGCAAAGCTTTGTACATACGGATAGAAGCTGATGCAGCTTCATTAACATCTTCATTTTTACTGTTTAGATAGTTACCAACAGTATCAATATAGTCTGTTGCTAATGTTAATTTTGACTGAACCCACGCAGGTAGTTGTTTTTCATAGTCTGTACCAATGTAATCACGAACCATGTTTACAGCACGTTCCATTTGATCCAACTGATTCAAAACCATACTACCTTCATCATCCATCATTTGACCCATTGCAATCGCAATATGATTTTCATCAAGTTCAAGGCCTTCTCTTAGTCTTGTCACAAAGGTATAGTCTTTCATTGTCAACACACCTTTTTTACGAATGTGTATTAACTTCTCAACAACCTTGTGCAAATCCATATCAGTCTTTGCATCTTCACGAGCATACTCCAACATACGAATCAACAATGGAATATCAAACATGATAACATCCATCTTGTCAATTGCTTCTGTGATGGACTCTATCATGTGGTCTCTTTTCCACTTGATGAATTGTCCTGTCTTGGAATGCGAAACCTTCTGGTCTTTTGTTGCAAATTCTGGATTGATACCTCTAGATTTCAAGTATGTGTTTAAAGCAGCATCTTCCGCAATGTTTGCTTTTGCGGACCACGGATCTCTAGGATTGGTACCGAAAGTTGGCTTATCTGCGGTGCCTTTTACTATTGATTTTATTGTTAGCGCTTTGCTCATTTTTTACCTTATTCTGATGTACCTGCTTTACCCATCATTTCGTTCTTAACTCTTTTCAAAGATTTTTTGGCCAAGTATCTTGCGTGATTCAATGGCTTCAAATCTTCTGCATCATTGATGTTAGAGACAAAAGGTCCGTCTTCCTGACTGGTTGGTCCTTTTGCCTCAGTTACTTTTTTTCTGTGTCCTGTTCTGGTGTGTCTTTTTGTTTAGAACCACCGTAACGAGAACCTTGTTTGACACCTGAACCACCATTTGGTTTTGGCTCTGCACGTTTCTTAACATCGGCCATCATTTCTTCCCAGCCTTCTTTAAATTGGCGGAGAGTTTTTGGTTGTTTTTCTTCTTTTGTTAAACGATCAACTGCTTTATCGACATTAGCTTTACGTTTACGTGAATCGGATTTAAACTTATCTGAAAGTGCTGTAGATGCATCTTTCATTGCAGGACTTCTTTTTGAATTTGCTCGATTTTCAAAATCAGCTCCAATTTTACGAGAAATTGTGGAGTCAGCAGCTGCTTTTTTAATATAAGAACCAAGAGTGCTTTTAGACAACTCATCAATCAATTCAATTTCTTCTGGTAGATTAGGTCTAGTATGCTTACCACTGTCAGCTTTTAGTCTTATTTTTAGTAAATCTTTACCTTGAGGTAATATAGGATTATTACCAAAGTCATTTGGTTTATCACGTTTTGATAATTTATCCGCATAGTTATTGAGAGCATTAGCCCGTCTTTTGTGCAACGGCATGCCCTTGCTTTCATCAACTTCTTCAGCTTCCTCTTGGACTTTGTTCTGCATCTTAGCTCTAATACCACTAATTGTGCTATTTGGTTTTAATGCGGCACCAGTATTTGTATCAAAATTCTTACGATCTTGTTGTTTTTGACCTGTAGCAACACTACCACGATCTCTCAATTGGCCTAGTAGGCTTTCATCAACAACTTCTTCTTTTTGAGGAGTTGGTTTCTTACCAGTTTGTGGTAGACCCATCTTGCGTTGTAGGTCTTTACGTTGGTCTTCATCTGAACCACCAGTAACTGCTTTGAAAGCTTTCTTGGCAAGTTCTTTGATACCTTCATCAACAGTTTCTTCTTCTTTGACAGTTTTCTTTTCACCACGAAGAATTTTAAAATCTTCTGGATCAACTTTGTTGTTTTTATTTTTATCAATTAAATGTTGATTGCCCTTGAGTGCTTCTTGTTGAAGAATTTCTTCAATTGCTGCAACCATGCTATCTTTTTTTCTTAGGTCTATCATTTTTGTTCTCCGTTTTTAGCAATTCCACTTGCGTAGTGATTTATTGATTCTTGAATCTGGATCCTTGGCGGTTGCCGCAGAAGTTAATCTCTTTTTCATTCCCGACATTCTAGCACAAAAGGATTTACGTCTATTTGCTGCCTTAGATCCAGGTTTTAATTTTGATGGTTTTGTTGTAACAGCCATCGACAATTTTGAACCAGGATTTTCTGCACGATAAGATGCAATACCTTTTCTATTTAAGCCACCATCTGGATTTTTTCCAGCAGAACGCTGCCATGCGGCAGTTTCTACCATGAATTCTTTAAAACTTTTTAACATTTTTTGCTGCCTGTGCCATTGTTTCACCTTTAGCTTCTGCTGCTCCGCCGTGGCCAAAGTGTTTTTCTTTTTCAGCCTGGTCAGAATACTCTTTTGCTTTATTCATCAAATGAGCTTTTTGACGCTTCAATTCCTGAGCGTCATGTTGTTGTGTTACTGGTGTCGATTCTTTGACAAACTCTGTGAATTTTTTCATTTCTTTTTCTTCTTGTTAAAGTAACCCATCTTATCGTTTGGATTTTCCATTGGCTCTTTGTTTGTTGAACCACCTAAAACACCAGCTACTCCCATTTCGGAATCTGATGGATCATTAAATGATTCTCTAAATCGTTTAAAATCGACTTGCTCTCTATATGTCACATCGCCAAGACCAGACATAGGGTATACTGTTCCCTGTTGGCGAGTATCAAATTCTTGGCTGATTCCTGAAACATTCCTCATTCTCTGACTGACTGTAGGAGAATCAACCAAGCCTTTTTTCTTTATTTTTTCTTTGTCTTTGCTGAAGTTGCTTTCTTTCGGGGCTGGGTAGACTTTAACTGTGGGGCCGGAGTCTTCGGTGTAGGTTCTGAAGGTGTAACCTCCACGCTTGGCGTTTCTATCCCACTTGATATTGTCGGCGTTGGAGTCTCCTGCACGATTGTCTGGGGTAATGTCACTTGGACCGTCTGCACTGGGGCCTGTTCCGGCTGATACTTTTGGATGTCCAGTGGATGCTTGTCCTGTACCGGTGCGCTTGGTTTTGTAATTTTCAACAAATCTAAAATTCTTTTTAACATTTTCATCTTCCTTAAAAACAGAGTCAGTTATATTATATTTACCGTGATTTTCCAACCAAGAGAACGCAATTTCATTAAATTTTCTATTCTCAATAAATGTATTTATTTTTTCGTAAGTGTCAGAAATGTCTTCTTCAATTTCATCTAATGTAGTACTGTTATTGAACTCCATAAAATTCTGGAAGTTTTGAATGTATGCTTGCTTACTTGTCTGTGCAAGTTTCCACTTATCATATCTAATTGATTCGGCAAGTGTTTTTGTCAATCTTTCATTTCTCTCTTTACTGGCTTCGTTGGTTGTGTCAACAAATACCATAGTGGTACTGTAACCTAATTCTTCCAGTTCTTCTTTGATGGTAAGTATTCTAGTGTGGTCATCTGCCGGTCCATTAATAATCAATGGTCCACGATTGCGGATTGCTTCTCTGCGGTGGTCATTTGTCTTTTCAGATAACTTTTGTTTATCCATTAGATATTCGAAAGCCTGTACCGAATTCAATTCTACAGCCTTAGCTTCTGGAATTGCTTCACGAATGATAATGTCTTTACCAGAACCAGGACCACCTGTCACAAATATGGCTCTGAAAAGACCACGATTGTAATTCTCATTTATACCCATGCCTTTACGAACATCACGGAACAATTCTTTCGCATGTTTCTCAGGTACTTGTGAAGGTACACCTTGTTTAAAGGAGTTGAAGTCACCACCCCTTGCATGTTCACGCATCTTAGAGGCTGACATACCTTCTGCACCTTCGGCATCAGGATCACGCTGGCCAGCAGACTTAACTTCAATCTTTTTGAAATTGAATAGTTTACCTGGTCCTTCACCGTTGTACTGATGTAGTTTTTGTTCATATTCAGAGGTTCTATCTGAACCTGCAACCATTACCAAGTGGTCATGGCCAGCTGCATGTAATGCTGCAGCGTGTTGTAAGAATGTTGGTTTCTCTTTACTGGATGCTGTTATATTTGCACCAGGAAAGAATCTTTTTGCATGTTTGATTTTACTTGTTGTATCTAATGGATTCTTCTTTGCGTCCATAGAATGTGACACAATAATGTGGTGTGGTGCTTTATAGTCTTTTGCTATCTGTTGTACTTTATTAACCAACTTCTCATGGCCAATAGTTGGTGGATTCATACGACCAAATGCCATCACCACAGGCGTATGTGTCTGTGCATCTTCTTGTAACTTTTCTAAAAACTTTTTCATATGTTTCTGATCCCAGCAAAATTTCTCTTGGAGAATTCCGCACGATTGACAAATTTATCCGATTCTTTGTCGTGATGGAAAACATATCCTTCAGGATTCGCAGATTCGCCGCCGTGTGTATGTTGAAATTCTTGGTGTTGATTCATAACACCAATCAAAGTGTCTTTTGCTTTTTGTAAATGGCCATGCATTTTGAAAAGATTGTTATAGTGTTTTTTATTTTTTTCAATTTTACCAAGTTGATCTTTAAGTTCAGTTTGTTTGGCTGTACGATTCTTTTCAACTTTAAGTTTATCAATTTTTTTATTTGTATCGGTTTCTAACCAATTCTTAAAGTTTTGATGATTGGGTTCTTCACTTGTTCTAACTGTATGATTCATATAGGTTTCCAATGAACC